GGTGCGCCAGACAAGTACGACCTGAAAGCGCCTGAGGGGCGCGAGTACGACAACGAGATTTTGGCAAAGTTTTCCGATGCTGCAAAGAACTTGAACCTGACGAACGAGCAAGCGCAGGGGTTCCTCAATGAAATGGGTGCAGCGCTCGAAACTAGGATGGCCGCGCAATTGAAGAGTGTTCGTCAAGCGTGGGCAGAGTCATCGACAACTGACAAGGAGTTTGGCGGCGACAAGCTGTCGGAAAACATGTCGGTAGCAAAGCGAGCATTGGACGCATTTGGGACGGAGTCTTTGCGCTCGTTGTTGAACGAGTCTGGGCTGGGCAATCACCCTGAAATTATTCGGTTTATGTACCGAACAGGGCGAGCGATCAGCCAGGACACGATGGTCAATGGCACGGCTTCAGCCTCGCGTTCGCGGGGTCCGATGACATTTGGCGATGCAGCAACGATGCTCTACGCAAACCAACCAAACCAAACGAGGTAACAAACAATGGCAGTTCTTAGCAACAGCAATCTCACATTGGCCGACTGGGCCAAGCGATCCGATCCCGATGGTCGCATTCCAGTCATCGCGGAGTTGCTTTCACAAAGCAACGAAATCCTCACCGACTGCGTCTTCAAGGAAGGCAATTTGCCAACCGGCGAGCGCGTTGTGATTCGTACTGGCTTGCCAGCGGTCTACTGGCGTGCGCTCAATCAGGGCATTCCGAACTCCAAGTCACAGACCGCACAGGTCGATGAGGCTTGCGGCATCCTTGAGGCTCGCAGCGAAGTGGACAAGGACTTGGCCATGCTCAACGGCAACACGGCGCAGTTCCGTCTGTCGGAGGACGTGGCGTTCCTTGAGTCGATGAATCAGACGCAGGCGGCGACCCTGTTCTATGGCAACCCTGCCATTGAGCCGAAGTCGTTCCTTGGTCTAGCGGCCCGATACTCGGCTACGCCTGGTGTGCCTGGTTCTACGGGCATTAGACAGAACATCATCGAGGGCGGCGGCACAAGCACGGACAACACATCTGTCTACCTAGTCATGTGGGGCGACAACACGGTGTATTGCCCGTTTCCAAAGGGCAGCACGGCTGGTCTGTCGCACGAAGACCTCGGCGAGCAGACTGTGTACGACGGCTCTAACCGCATGCAGGCTTACGCCACGCGCTACCAGTGGAAGAACGGTCTCGTCGTGAAGGATTGGCGATATGTTGTCCGTATCGCCAACCTTGACAGAGACGATCTCGTTGGTGCAACTGGCACGCAGGCAAGCAACGCTGCGACCCTACTCATCAAGCTCATGGCACGCGCTCTGTACCGCATGCCAAGCATGAGTGCAGGTCGCCCCGCGTTCTACATGAACCGCACTGTTCACTCTGCTCTCGCCATTCAGGCGCTTGAGAAGAGCCAGAACGTGCTCGCAGTCAATCAGGGTCTCACGCAGTTCGGTACGCCCGACAACTACCTGTCGTTCCTTGGCGTCCCGTGCCGTCGCGTGGATCAACTCATCAACGCAGAAGCTCGCCTCACCTAATAGGTGAAGGCAGAAAGGAAACCCAACAATGATTCTTGACAACAACTTGATGCTTGGCAGCCTCACCCACTCGACGTTCGGTTCCGCAGGAACCCACGACTTCCCTGATGTCGTTGACTTGCAGAGCAACACCGCATACACGGCGACCGCGAGCGGCGGCGTGTACACAGTGGCGCAGGGCAGTCAGATTCGCGACATCGGCGAAGGCACTGATCTGTATGTCGTGTTCACCGTGACAACAACGTTCGCCGGTGGCACAAGCGCGACATTTCAGGCGGTAGTGGATAGCACTGATGACCTTGACACGTCTCCAAAGGTCGTGGGCGAGACTGGTGCCGTGCCGCTAGCGAGCCTGACGATCGGCGCACAGGTCGTGGTTCGCATCAACCCGCAGCAAGCGCTCGGCAGTGCTGCGGTGCGTTACCTCGGTGCAAACATGGTCACCGCTGGCACTCACACCGCAGGAGCCGTTCGCGCCGACGTTGTTCTGGACATCCAGGACGGCAAGCGCAACTACGCTAGTGGATTCGTCGTGTCTTAATGAGGAAACAACATGGCACAAGTCAGAGCAAAGGTTGTGTGTTTCATCGACAATGGTCTTCGTCAGGCAGGCGACACATTCAGCTACAACGGGCCGTTCAACGGCAATTTGGAGTACTTGGATGGTGAACCTGCAATCACGAAACCGAGCAATGATGAGCAGCAAGTCGCAACTCAAAGGCGGCGTGGTCGCCCACCAAAGCTCAGTCGAGTGACAGACAACACGCACTGATCTTGCCGCCAATGTTGACAATGGGGGAGCCGTTGGCACTGCAACGGCTCCCCCTATTTGCTAAGGAGTCTGCATGGCATCAATCGTCGAAATCTGCAATCTTGCGCTCGCGCACTTAGGCGATGACGCAACCGTGTCGAGCATCGACCCGCCCGAGGGATCGTCGCAAGCCGAGCATTGCGCTCGGTTCTATCCGATTGCTCGCGACAGCTTGCTGCAACTGCACACATGGTCGTTTGCGTCGAAGCGCATCAGCCTTGCGCTGCTGTCGATGCCGTACACCATGTGGCTGTATTCGTATGCGTGTCCAGCCGACATGATGACGGCGGTTGCGGTGTTGCCACCCGAGGCAGAGAACGACTACGCCATCAAGCCGTTCTCAACAGACATGAGCGGGTTTAGTTGGGTCAACGCGCCGTTCGTGGCTGCGGGTTCGTATGTGCCGCAGCAATTCCAAATCGAAACCGATACTGCTGGCAACAAGGTCATCTACACCAATCAGCAAGATGCCATTCTGCGCTATCAGGCGTTGGTGACCGATACAACGAAGTTCGACCCGCTGTTTGTTGTTGCTCTGTCGTGGCATCTCGCGTCCATGTTGGCTGGGCCAGTCATCAAGGGCGACCGAGGAGCCAGCGAAAGCAAGCGGTGTGCGCAAATGATGTTTGGGTATTTGCAGCAGGCTCGCGCATCGGACGCGATGCAGCGCAACGTGCGCGTCGAACACATCACGCCTTGGGTAAGCGGTCGCTGACATGCCTTCAACTCGTCAATTCTTCCGATCATTTGCAGGCGGCGAAATTTCGCCTGAAATGTTTGGTCGTGTTGACGATGTGAAGTTTCAGACGGGCGCTGCGCTCATGCGCAACTTTGTTTCGCTGCCGCAAGGCCCGGCCGAGAATCGCGCTGGCACTGCATTCGTGCGCGAGGTCAAGGATTCGACCAAGCAAACGCGCCTGATCCCGTTCACCTTCAGCACAACGCAGACGATGGCGATTGAGCTTGGCGCAGGCTATTTCCGATTCCACACGCAGGGCGCAACGCTCGCTCCGGGCAGTCCGGCCGCGTATGTGACTGGCGGTACTACGGTCACGGTCACGCAATCGACGCAGACTGCGGTGACATTCCAGCAACCAAGTTCTAGCACGGTCACGATTACCATTGCCTCGCCAGCGCAAGTCAACTGGAATGCGCACGGACTAGTTGTTAATACGGCAGTCGTGTTTAGCACGACAGGCGCATTGCCTACAGGGTTGACAGCGGGCACAACCTACTACGTCATTGCGCCCGCAGCCAATCATTTCAACGTGTCAACCACGCCTAGTGGAGCGGCAATTACAACGAGCGGCACGCAATCCGGCACGCACACGGCCACGACGGCGACACAGGTGATTTCGACCGCGCACGGCTTGGCGAACGACCAGCAATTGCAGTTCACCACAACTGGAACGCTGCCAGTCGGGTTGGCAACGGGCGTCGCGTATTACGTCATCAACACCGCGACAAACACCTATCGCTTAGCGCAGTCCGTTGGCGGCACTGCGATTTCAACTACAACGGCGGGCAGCGGCATCCACACGGCTAGCACGCCAGCGGTCATCAACTGGACGGCGCACGGTCTTGCGAACGGGACAGCGGTCGGATTCACGACTACAGGCACGCTGCCAACAGGCATGGCGCTTGACACCGTGTATTACGTCAACACGGCTACCACGAACGCATTTCAGATTTCGGCAACAACAAGCGGACCATCGGTGGTCACAACTACGGCAGGCAGCGGTGTACATACAGCATCGTTCCCATACACGGTGGGATCGCTTGTGTCGCACGGCGGCACCAACTACTACTGCATTGCAACGGCCATCAATCAGACACCGCCCAACGCAACATATTGGTACGCGCTACCAGCAGGCGTGTACGAAATTCCGAATCCGTATGCCGAGGCTGACCTGTTTGACATTCACTATGTGCAGTCTGCTGACGTGCTAACTCTTGTGCATCCGAACTACGCGCCACGCGAGCTGCGTCGGCTCGGTGCCACAACATGGGTGCTGTCCACAATCAACTTTGCTGCGCCGCTGTCTGCGCCGACCAACTTGCAAGCCACGAAGACGGGTAGCGGCACGGGGTACACATACGAATATGTGGTGACGGCGGTCGATGCAGACGGGGTCAGCGAGTCACAGCAAAGCGCAGCAGTATCGCTTGACGCAGACTTTGGCACAACAGGGACATTTGTGACGTTGACATGGGCAGCCGTTGCAAGTGCTGCGCGGTATCGCGTGTACAAGTTGCAGGGCGGCCTGTACGGGTTCATCGGTGATACGGCTAGCACTTCGATCATTGACGACAACATTGCGCCTGATTTGTCGATTACGCCGCCGATCTATGACACGGTGTTTGCATCAAGCGGCAATTATCCGAGCGCGGTCAGTTACTTTGAGCAGCGCCGAATCTTTGCGGGCACAAACAACGCGCCACAGACGCTGCTAATGACGCGCAGCGGTACGGAGTCGGACATGTCCTATTCGATCCCGACCGAGGACACCGACCGAATCAAGTTCCGCGTTGCAGCTCGCGAGGCAAACACGATCCGGCACATCGTTCCGCTGACGCAGTTGCTGGCTTTGACTAGCGCGGCAGAATGGCGGATCAGCCCGGTCAACAGCGATGTGATTACGCCGACCACGATTTCTGTGCGCCCGCAGTCCTACATTGGCGCAAACAACGTGCAGCCATCCATCGTGAACAACACGGTGATCTACTGCGCGGCCCGTGGCGGGCATGTCCGCGAACTTGGTTACTCCTGGCAAGCTAGCGGGTTCGTGACTGGCGACTTGTGTTTGCGAGCAGCGCACCTGTTTGACTATCGCAACATCGTGGACATGTGCTACAGCAAGTCGCCGCACCCAGTGCTGTGGTTTGTGAGCGACACAGGACAGATGCTTGGGCTGACGTACATCCCTGAGCAACAAATCAGTGCGTGGCATCAGCATGAAACAGACGGCAACTACGAGTCATGCACTGCTATTGCCGAAGGCAACGAGGATGCCGTGTATGTTGTAGTGAAGCGCACAATCAACAGCGTGTTGAAGCGGTATG